GCTAAGACTGCCAACGAGGTGTTGAAGGCGCAGGAGCGGCGCATCCGGCTGCAAAAGCTGAAGGGGGAATTGATCGAGAGGGCGCGCGCGCTGGCGCTGGTGTTCCGCCTGGCGCGCGAGGTCCGGGATGCATGGGTGAACTGGCCCGCGCGGTCGGCGGCTTTGATGGCAGCCGATCTCGGCGTGGAGCCCGCCGTGATGCAGAAGGTTCTGGAAACACATGTACGCGCCCACCTCGACGAGCTTGCCGAGGTCCGGCCCGACTTCCGGTGATGACAGCGATGCTCTCGGCAGCCTGATGGCTTTCGACGGCGCGGCGGAGATCCTGCGCACTTGGGGCGCGGGGCTGACGCCGGACCCGGATCTGACCGTCTCGGAATGGGCGGACAGGCACCGGATGCTCTCGGGTCGCGCCTCGGCTGAACCGGGGCGGTATCGCACGGGGCGCACGCCATACATTCGCGAGATCATGGACCGGCTCAGCCCGGGCGACACGACGCAGCGGATCGTGTTCATGAAGGCGGCGCAGGTGGGCGCCACAGAGGCAGGCAACAACTGGATCGGCTTTGCCATCCACCAGGCGCCGGGTCCGATGCTCGCGGTCCAGCCGACCGTGGAACTGGCCAAGCGGAACTCGCGCCAGCGGATCGACCCGCTGATCGAGGAAAGCCCCGACCTGCGGGAGAGGGTCAAACCAGCCCGGTCACGCGACGCGGGCAACACGATGCTGTCGAAGGAGTTCGCGGGCGGCATCCTGATCATGACCGGGGCCAATTCGGCTGTGGGTTTGCGCTCGACCCCGGCCCGCTACATCTTCCTGGACGAGGTTGATGCCTATCCGGCTTCCGCCGATGAGGAAGGAGACCCGGTCACGCTGGCCGAGGCGCGAACGCTGACCTTTGCCCACAGGCGCAAGGTCTTCTTGGTTTCGACGCCGACGATCCGGGGGCTGAGCCGGATCGAACGGGAATACGAGGCCAGTGATCAGCGCCGGTACTTCGTGCCGTGTCCGCATTGCGGCGCGATGCAGTGGCTGAAGTTCGACCGGCTGCGCTGGCACAAGGGCCGCCCGGAGACGGCAGAATATCACTGCGAGGGCTGCGAGACGCCCATCGCGGAACATCACAAGACGGCCATGCTAGAGGGCGGCGCATGGCAACCAACCGCCACGGCAGCCGATCCCACCACGGTCGGCTATCACCTCTCGGCGCTTTATTCGCCCATAGGCTGGCTCAGCTGGCAGCGCATTGCCCGAAGCTGGGAGGCGGCCCAAGGGTCGGATGAGGCGATCAAGGCGTTTCGAAATACGATCCTCGGCGAGACCTGGGTCGAGAGCGGCGAAGCCCCGGACTGGCAGCGCCTCCAAGGCGTGAAGGAAGCCTGGAAACCCGGCGCCGTTCCTGCGGGCGGGCTGTTTCTGACGGCAGGCGCTGATGTCCAGAAGGACCGGATCGAAGTTGATGTCTGGGCTTGGGGCCGAGGCTTGGAAAGCTGGCTGGTCGATCACATCGTGATTGAGGGCGGCCCTGCGGATCCGGCCTGCTGGCAGAAACTGTCGGCGCTGCTGGGTCGGACATGGCAACACGCGAGCGGCACACCGATTGCCATCGCGCGGCTGGCGATCGACACGGGCTACGAGACGGCCGCGGTCTATGCCTGGTCGCGGCAGGCGGGCTTTGCGCAGGTAGCACCGGTCAAGGGGCTCGAGGGTTTCAACCGCGCGAGCCCGGTGACGGGGCCGACCTATGTCGACGCCACCATAGCGGGCAAGCGCCTGCGCCGTGGGGCGCGGCTCTGGTCCGTGGCCACATCAACCTTCAAGGCGGAGACCTATCGCTTCCTGCGTCAGGATCGCCCGACGCCCAAAGAGATCAACGCCGGTGCTTCGTTCCCGGCCGGGACGGTGCATCTGCCCGGCTGGGTGGACAGCGAATGGCTGAAACAGCTGACCGCCGAGCAATTGGTTACCGTCAAGACGCGGCGCGGGTTCACGAAGCTCGAATGGAAAAAGCTGCGGGAGCGCAACGAGGCGCTGGACTGCCGCATCTATGCCCGCGCGGCAGCCTGGATTCATGGCGCAGACCGCTGGTCGGACGCGAGGTGGGAGGAACTAGCGGTGCAATTTGCTGTCGCTGATGCCAAGGGCACCGCCTCTGCCGGGGGTCCGCGATCTGTACGCAAGGCGCAGGTGCGCCGCGTTGCGCGATCAACATACATGGGATGAGTTTGGGCATGGCAGATCTGGCGGCACTGAAACTCCGCCGCGACGCGCTGACCGCACAGCGCGCCTCGGGCGTGGCCCGCGTCAGCTACGACGGCAAGACGGTGGACTATCGCAGCGTGGCCGAGATCGACCGGGCCATCGAAGCGCTGGATCGCGACATCGCCTTGGCAGAGGGACGGCGGATTGTGCGGCAGGTGCGCGTGACAACGGCCAAGGGGCTCTGACAGAGATGGGGATGTTTGACCTGTTTCGCCGCCCCAGGCCTAGTGGCCCTGAAGCCGTGCGCGCGCGGCTTGAGGGGGCGATGGCCAAGCGTCGGCTGCGGGGCTGGAACCCGCCCTTGGAAAACATCAACGCGTTGGTCGCCTCTGGCGGACCGAGGCTGCTGGCCCGCTCGCGTGAACTTGTGGTGACGAACGGCTATGCCGCCAATGCCTGCGAGGCTTTCGCGGCCAACCTCGTGGGGGATGGTATCAAGCCGTCCTCGCTCATCACAGATGCGGCGCTGCGCGACCAGGTCCAGAAGCTTTGGCTCGCGTGGACTGATGAGGCGGATGCTGATGGGCTGACGGATTTCTATGGCCTGCAGGCCATGGTCGCGCGCGAGATGTTTGTGGCGGGTGAGTGCTTTGTGCGCTTGCGCCCCCGTCGGGCGGAAGACGGGCTGCTGGTTCCGCTGCAATTACAGCTTCTGCAATCCGAGATGCTGCCGTTTGAGAAAACGGAGACGGACCCGAACGGGAACCGCATTCGCTGCGGGATCGAGTTCGACCTGATCGGACGGCGGGTGGCCTATCACTTCCGCCGCCGCCATCCGGGCGACAGCACGGATCAGCGGGTCGCCGTGCCTGAGACCGTGCGCGTGCCGGCTGAGGAGGTGCTGCACATCTATAGGCCCATCGATGCGGGGCAAATCCGGGGCCTCCCGCATGTGGCGCCGGCCATGGTGCGGCTGTTCTTGCTCGACCAGTACGACGATGCGGAACTTGATCGGAAGAAGACCGCGGCGATGTTCGCGGGCTTCATCACCAAGACCGCGCCCGAAGACCCGATGATGGGTGAAGGGGCAGCTGACCTTGACGGTGCCGCCATCGCCAGCTTGGAGCCCGGCACCATGCAGGTGCTGCTGCCGGGCGAAGACGTGAAGTTCTCAAGCCCCGCCGACGTCGGCGGTGGATACGAGGCGTTCCAATATCGCACGCTGCTCGCCGTCTCGGCCTCGCTGGGGCTGCCCTATCACCTCGTCACCGGCGATGTCCGGCAGGCGAATTACTCGAGCCTTCGTGCCGAACTGGTCGAGTTCCGCCGTCGCATCGGCCAGTTGCAGCATGGGGTCATGGCCCATCAGCTTTGCCGCCCCATCTGGCGGCGCTGGCTGGAAACGGCTGTTCTCTCGGGCGCACTGGATGCAGATCCTGTCACGGCTCGGCCGGTTCAATGGATCCCGCCGCGCTGGGATTGGGTCGACCCGCTGAAGGACATCCAAGCGCAGGTGCTGGCGATGGAGGCCGGGCTCACCTCGCGGCGCAAGGTGGTCGAGGGCACGGGCTACGACATCGAAGAGGTCGATCGCGAGAATGCCTCGGACGCCAAGCGAGCAGCGGATCTGGGACTGACCTATCGCGCCAGCCCGGGCGAAACGCAGGGGGCGAGGGCCACGCCAGTCCAAGAGCCCAATCCGAATTCTAATGACGGACCGTCCGACAGTAACCCGGGCACCGACATTCAGCAGGAGTAAACTCATGAAATCCTGGTACACGATCCGTGCTCGCGCGTCGGGCACGGAAGTGCTGATCTATGACGAAATCGGTGCCTACGGCGTCACGGCGAAGGGGTTCCTGGCGGAACTGGGCGCGCTGCCTGGCGATGCCGCGATCGACCTGCGCCTCAACAGCCCTGGCGGCTCGGTCTTTGACGCTGTCGCAATTTACAACGCGCTCAAACGCCATGCAGGTGAAATCACCGTCTGGATCGATGGGATCGCGGCCTCAGCGGCGAGCTACATTGCCATGGCGGGTGACCAGATTGTCATGCCGGAAAACGCCTTCCTCATGATCCACGACCCGTCGGGACTGGTGATGGGCACGGCCGAGGACATGCGCGCAACAGCCGAGGCGCTCGACAAGGTGAAGGGCAGCCTCGTCCAGGGCTATGCCGCCAAATCCGGCAAACCGGATGACGAGATTGCCGCGCTGATGGCCGCGGAAACCTGGCTCGATGCGAAGGACGCGCTGGATCTTGGGTTCATCGACCGCATCGCCGAACCTGTGAAACTCGCTGCTTCTTTTGATGTTGGCCGGTTCCGCAACGCGCCGCCGGAAGTGGTTGAGGCCGTCACGGAAACCGTTGCCGCCTCCAACGGTTTTGGAGGCGACCCGGATCAGACGACGAAGGCAAGGCCGGCGGCGGTGCCCGAAAGTGATGTTGGGAAAGACAACATCACTCCAGCCGACACCGCAACGCCAGCAGAGGATCCATCGACGCCGATCGGGCAGGGCGCGGGTGTTTCCGTCGTGACCACCCGCCCATCCATCCGGTCCGAGAGCAGTGTTTCCGCCGCCAACACTGCGCTGGATGCAAATGGCATTCGCGCCGAGGCCATCGCCCATGCGCGCGCCGTGATCGATCTCTGCAGGCTCGCCGGCCAGCCTCAGATGGCCGGGCGCTTTCTCGAAGAGGACGTGGGTCTCGAAGAAGTCCGCAATCGGCTTCTCGCCGCGAAGGCCGAGGCCACCCCGCAGATCACCGCCGCACATGCCCAGCCTGGGCGCGCGGCCACAACCCAATCCTGGGGCGAGGTCATCGCCCGCACCTTCAAGACGAAAGGTTAACGCATCATGACGACGCTCACTGAAGGCAAACACGCGGGCGGTTTCCTCGTCTGGGAAGTGCTGCGCGATTACACCCGAGAAACCGTCACCATCGCCTCGGGTGCTGGAAAGCTCGAGCCCTGCACGGTCTTGGGCAAGATCACTACCGGTGGCAAATACACGGCCCTCGCGCCTGCTGCCACGAACGGCAGCCAGAATGCCGCTGGCCTTCTCTGGGCGGGCGTTGACGCGTCCGCTGCGGATGCCCCCGGCGTCGTCCTGCTGCGCGG